ACAAGCACATCTATTGCTATATATTCTACAGGATTCTTTAAAAATGAATGTGCAAGGTTATTTATCCATATCTTATGACAAGAGATACAAGCTTCTGGTAGAAATACTGGAACAGCAAGATGATACACCTGTTCAGATACTTAAGGAAAAGGAGGTGAATGAAAGTCAATGAGAAATAATATAGTATGTCATGTTTATGGTCATCAGTATAAGTTAATGTTAACTATTAATGAAAGTGAAACAAAAGCATTCGAAAAATGTATGGTTTGTGGAGAGGAAAAGCTTCCCATATTTGTAATAACTCCAGATGGATTTTTGATAAATGCAGATCGGATAGAGTATGGTGAAGGCACTTTAAAGTCGCCTGTAGATAAAATTGGAAGGTAAACTATGAAAAACAACAAAGGTAAGCCCGTAACCTTATGGATTAATGGCAAAGAGATAATAGGCATAGGAAGTTGGGAACTGAATACAATCCCCTGGTATTTAAGGTGGTGGTATTGGTGGAAGATGAGAAAGATATATCGGGAAAGAGGAAATTATGAATCAAAAACTTGAATTGAAATACATTTCTATCAGCAAGCTATCTCCCTTTGAAGGCAATCCTCGTAAAATTTCAGAGAAAGGGCTTGAGATATTAGACAAGTCTGTTAAGCATTATGGTATAACAAATCCTATTCTGGCATGGCAAAATCCAAAGAAACCAGGAAAATATGAAATACTGGCAGGGCATCAGAGGTTGAAAGTATTTCAAAAACAAGGTATAAAGGAGATACCTGTTATAGTGTTAGACATTAAAGACTGGCATGATGCTTATTCATATTTACTTATGGATAATAAGAGCCAGGATTACAGTGAATGGGATTTTCCTATGTTGAAAGACCTGACAGTTGAACTCGATGATGGGCTGATAGGAGATATTGAGATTACAGGATTCGAAGAGGGAGAGCTTGAGGATATAATAACCTATTTTAAGTATGAACCAGAACAAAGTAGTATAAAAGTAACGCAAAAAGAAATAGATAAAAAACGGGAAGAATTGGAGGGCAAATTCTCAAAAAATGGAGAGAAGAACATCTCAGTAATATGCCCAAACTGTGGAAAGGAGTTTTATGTTAGCTTTTAAAGTAGCAGAATTGTTAGAAAAACAAAATTGGATATTTGCAAAGACGATGTCAAAAATTCCACATTGGTACTCTTTACGAAAAACCTGGAAAAAAGATGAAGAGTTTATATTTGTTGTGGAGTTTATCAGAACGTATGGGTATATAGACTATTTTTTTAAAAAGAAATTTAGATATTTTAATATAAATGGATATAAATATTGGACAATGGGGGCTCCTTTAAGAGATACAACTTTAATTAATAGAGCCAAGGTACAATATCAAGCGGAATATGATCGAATTGCGGCTCAATACATAACACTATTTAAAGATATTGATAGTCTTAGAGAAAACGAAAAGTTATTTAACAAATTAGATATGAAAGGTAAGGTTCTCGACATTGGATGTGGCAATGGTCTGGTACTTGATTATTGTGATTTAAAGCCAACTAACTATATTGGGATTGATAAATCGAAAGAAATGCTTCGTTATTTTAAAAAAGCACATCCTGATTATACTGTTATAAACTCGGCATTTGAAGATTATTATTGGGAAGGTTTTGATACGATCCTTGCATTGTTTGGCACTGCGAGTTATTTCAATCCTAAAATGATACATAAGGTTAAGCAGATGATAAAACCTGATGGTAGAATATATTTGATGTTTTTCAAAAAGGGATATTTTCCTATTACACATAAACTAACTGGTTGTGATATTCCCTTTTATGAATGTCCATTTAAAGGGAATCTTTTTACCAATTATATTATCGTGACAGAAAAAGATTTAAATGAAAATATATCTTGAAAAGAATGTTTTTGAGGCGTCATTAGAACGGATGAGATATTTATTTGATGAATTTCCTGAAATAATAGTAAACATATCAGGCGGAAAAGATAGTACTGTTGTATTTAATTTAGCATTACAGATTGCAAGAGAAAAAAACCGACTACCACTAAAAGTTTTTTTTATTGATCAGGAAGCAGAATGGCAGTCTGTAATTGATTATGTTAAAACTATAATGTACAGAAACGATGTTGAACCATTATGGTTACAAGTTCCTATAAAAATATTTAATGCAACCTCACATTCCGATATCTGGCTCTATTGTTGGGATGAAAAAGAGAAAGATAAATGGATACATCCTAAAGATCCAATATCATTAAAAGAAAATAAATATGGCACAGACCGATTTGCCCGAATGTTTAAGAATTTCATTGATATTCGGTTTAAAGATAAAAAAGCATGTTTTTTGGCGGGGGTAAGGACAGAAGAAAGCCCGGCGAGGTTTAATGGACTTACTAATTATGCAACTTACAAATATATAACTTGGGGTAGAATATTAAACAGAAAGATGCAGCATTTTGCTTTTTATCCTATTTACGACTGGAGTTATACAGATGTCTGGAAATATATTTTTGATAATGACTTAGAATATTGCAGGATGTATGATTATCAATATCAGTATGGTATCCCTATTCGGACTATGAGAGTATCGAACGTTCATCATGAAACTGCTATTAGGAACTTATTTTATACGCAGGAAGTAGAGCCTGAAATCTGGGACAGGCTTGTTAAAAGAATACGTGGCATTAATACAGCAGGTCAATTAAAGGAGAACATGAGTGTAGTTCCTGATGAACTGCCATTTATGTTCAGTTCATGGAGAGAATATCGAGATTATTTATTGGAAAACTTGATAAAGGATGATGAAATAAAAAGTAAATTAAGAGAAAGTTTTAACTGCCATGAAGGTAGATATATCCCGAAGGTTCAAGAGCAACTTAATAAAACGGAAATATCTATAATCTTGCTCAATGATTATCACGGAACTAAATTAAGTAATTTTCATGCAACGCACGGATTTTATACGAAGGAGTACATAAGAAAACATGAATATGGAAGAAAAGATTAGAAAACACCCAGTGTCGAATGTGATATGGGTGCCAATAGATAAAGTTCAAGCAAATGACTATAATCCAAATAAGGTTGCTAAGATTGAGATGGGACTGTTGTATGTTTCGATAAAGCATGATGGGTATACACAACCAGTTGTAACTATTTATGATAGAAAGAAAGATAAATATGTCATTGTAGACGGATTTCATCGTTATATGGTAATGAAGGTTAATAAAGACATTTATGATTCTACGGGAGGTTTACTTCCAATAGTTATAATCGAAAAGGATATGAATGAAAGAATGGCCTCAACCATCAGACATAACAGGGCAAGGGGCAAACATACAATTCAAGGTATGTCCAGGCTGGTTTTCAAGATGTTAGATGGAGGTTGGAAAGATGAAGATATTTGTAATGAGTTGGGAATGGAAGCAGAAGAACTTTTACGCTTAAAGCATATAACAGGATTTAGTAAATTATTTAAGGATGTCAAATATAAGAAAGCATGGGAAACTAAGAGACAGATAAAGCTTAGAAGTGAGCTAAGGGAACAGAGTAACGAATAAGAAGTATGATAATCATAGAGTGAGTTCTGAAGTATTAGCTTCTTAAAAAATCCTTGCAATTTCAAAATTAGCAGTTATAATGAATAAGGGGAACATTGAAAAAGTTGAGAGTAAAAAGGAGGAGAAGGATGGGAAAGTATGAAGGTAACCTTAGAGCATATCGAGAAAGCGCTAGAGTTATCAGGCGGGTTTCAGAGCCATGCTGCGCAAAAATTAGGTATTAGTGTACAGGCTCTAAACAAGCGAATTCAAAAGTCTAAACGACTTCAAGATACTCTCTGGGCGATTAAAGAGAAATATCTTGATATGACAGAGTCCAAACTCTTGGGCATGATCAAGGCAGGCGAACCCTCTGCTATATATTTCTATCTCAAGACCCAGGGCAAGCATAGAGGCTACATCGAGCAATGGCGAGGCGAGGTTTCCGGCCCCGGAGGCCTACCTGTGCCAATTGAGTACGTCAGACATGAAGAAAAGAAAAGTTAAGGTAACAAGAGTATTTGACGAGAATGAGAGGGCGAAAGAACTCATCGTTTGTAATAGGGGTGGCGCCCGGAGCAGCAAGTCATTCTCCCTAGGTCAACTCTTTGTTCAAAGACTAACGGCACAACACAAAAAAGCCTTTCTTGTAGTGAGAAAGACTATGCCTTCCTTACGAATTACTGCTTACAAATTAATCCTCGACCTATTAGCTGATTATGGTTACCTGCCTTATTGTAGGCATAACAAGACAAATAATATATTGGAATATGGTGATAATTTTATGCTTTTTACAAGTATAGAATATGTTTCTCGAATGAAGAGCACGGAATGGAACTATATCTGGATGGAAGAGGCAGATGAGTTTATGTATGAGGATTTTCAAATCTTAAAAATGCGACTATCCGGCCCCACCACTGCCAAAGAGCCTAATCAAATGTTTTTATCGTTCAACCCTGTGGATGCTTATTCGTGGCTAAAAACAGAAGTTATTGAAAAGGAAAACAGCGTAAGGGATATTGTCTCAACTTACAAAGATAATCCTTTTCTTTCTCCTGCATACGTAAAGATACTGGAAGACCTGAAAAATCAAGATGAGACTTTATGGCAAGTGTATGGCCTGGGCGAATGGGGGGTCTTAAAAGACCTGATATATACGAATTGGGATGTTGTCAGGGAATGGCCAGAGAAAGCAGATTATACATTATATGGCTTGGATTTTGGTTATAATCATCCTTCTGCATTTGTGCAGGTCAAGGTTAAAGATGAAGAGGTATGGCTAAAAGAACTGGTATATGAAAGTAAGTTGACAAATCCAGAATTAATTGCAAAGATAGATAAACTTGGTATCAAGAAAAGCGATGAAATATATGCTGATTCGGCAGAACCTGCTCGTATAGAGGAGTTCTATCAGGCAGGCTATAATATTTTCCCGGCGGAAAAAAGTGTCTGGGATGGCATTGAATACTGCAAAAGGTTGAAATGGCATATATGGCATGAAAGCGTAAATCTCTTGAAAGAGGTTAGAGGTTACAAAGCAAAAACAGATAAAAATGGGCATGCTATGGATGAGCCAGTGAAGTATAATGATGATTTACTTGACGCGGCACGTTATGCCCTTTTTTCTCATTATGTGCGCTACCAGCGGGGTGCTGGAGGACATATAAGAGTAATTTGACATTTAAAGAATATTGTGATAGGAGATAGATCATGAGAATATTCGGATTCGACATTAGCAGAATAAAACAAGCGACTGAGAGGGTATTACCAACTTTAGCGCCACCTCTCTTTAGTATTCTAGGCCTCTC